GTGATAATGATGCCCCTTATTGAGGAAGGTATAGCTATACCTAAGAATTCTAAAGACGCTATGCCCGAACTGAACGTGAATGACGAACTCAAAGTACGCGTTGAGACTATAAAGACAATTGCTGATTTAAAAGGTGAGCCGATTGAAGCAACGGAAGAAGATCAGAAGCAAGCGGTTGACTTAGTTAAAGAAATGATGAACAACCCCATGTTCAAGCCTGAGTATGGTAACTATTCCGACCCAACGATGGCGTACTTAGCAGGCATGGTAGCCCAGTCACAAGCACTATTAGTAAGAGACCTAGCTGACTTTAAGTTATACGTAGTTAACAATCTTGTCAAGGTGATAGAGGGTACAACTAATCCGAAAGAAAAGACAACTGCGTTGCGAGCGTTAGGCGAGGTTGACGGCGTAGATGCGTTCAAGAAAAAAACTGAAGTGGTTCACAAGATGGAGTCGATGGAGGAGGTTGAGAAAGAACTTTTAACCATGTTAAACGAGTTTAAGGCAAAAGGACTTCTAAAAGAACCCGCACAAACTATAGATGCAGAAGTAGTAGAAGAAGAGACACATGACGGAGAGTGAAGAAAGGCTGACCCCTGAGAAAGCGGCAGAATTAATGCAGATCATTCCACATCTAGATGATGATAGGAAAAGGCAAGCACTAGCTAAATTAAAGATATTTAAAAAACAATGGGTACAAGAACATGGCAAGGATAACTTCTTAGACTTTATTCAGCACGTATACCCAGGCTACATGATAGGAGCACATCATAGAAAACTTGCTAAGATATTTGAAGACATTGCCAACGGCATCAAGAAAAGAGTTATTGTTAATATTGCGCCGCGACACGGGAAGTCTGAACTTATATCATATCTCGCGCCTGCTTGGTTTTTGGGAAAGTATCCTCATAAGAAAATTATTATGGCGTCTCATACCGCTGATCTTGCTGTTAACTTTGGTCGTCGGGTTAGAAACTTGGTGGGTTCTGACGCATACAAAGATATCTTTCCACAAGTAGAACTACAAGCTGATAGTAAATCAGCGTCAAGATGGGGGACAAATTATAATGGAGAGTACTTTGCTATTGGTGTTGGTGGTGCCCTCGCTGGTCGCGGGGCTGATTTGTTTATCATTGATGACCCACACTCTGAGCAAGACGCTAAACTTGGACGATCTGATGTATTTAAGCCTGCTTGGGAGTGGTTTCAGTCTGGCCCTCTACAACGTCTTATGCCTGGTGGTGCGATAATCGTAGTAATGACTCGGTGGTCTAAGTTAGACTTAACTGGTGAAATAGTTAACCAGATGGTTAAGAATGACGAAGTAGATAATTGGGAAGTAGTTGAGTTCCCTGCTATTATAGAAAACAAACAAGGTGAGATGGAAAGTTTATGGCCTGACTTCTGGCCTTTAAATGAGTTGTTAGCTAAGAAAGCTGCACTAGATATTAGGTATTGGAACTCTCAATATATGCAAAACCCCGTATCAGAAGAGGGAGCATTGATCAAAAGAGAGTGGTGGAAGATATGGGAAGCTGAAGATCCGCCTACATGCGAATTTACTATTATGAGTTTAGATGCAGCACAAGAGTCTAATAATAGGGCAGACTATAACGCATTAACCATTTGGGGAGTCTTTTTTAACGAAGAAACCAATAACTATAATATAATACTATTAAATAGTATTAAGAAACGATTAGAGTTTCCTGAGCTCAAAGAACTTTGTATGCAAGAATATAAAGAATGGGAACCTGATGCATTCTTAGTTGAAAAGAAATCTAATGGCGCTGCGCTTTACCAAGAGTTTAGAAGAATGGGTATTCCTGTAGGGGAGTTTACACCAGGTAAAGGGCAAGACAAAATCAGTCGAGTGAATGCAGTATCAGATTTATTTAAAAGTGGTATAGTGTGGGCTCCCGATAGACGATGGGCTCATGAAGTAATTGAAGAGTGCAATGATTTTCCGAGTGGTGCTAATGACGACCTTGTAGATAGTACAACACTTGCATTAATGAGATTTAGACAAGGTGGATTTATTAGATTACCAAGTGATGAAGAAGATGATATGGTGTATGGAATTCCAGGACGCGGTAAAAAATTATACGCATTATAAGGATTAGAATATGGCAATTAATATAGATAAAAGTGTAAGTCAAGCTCCTCAAGGTATAGAAGAGTTAGCAAGTGCTCAACCAGGTTTAAGTATTCAAATTGAAGATCCAGAATCAGTAACACTAGATGATGGCAGCATGGAGATTACAATCCAACCAGGTCAAGAACATAATGATGAATTCAATCAAAACTTAGCAGAAGTTTTAGACGAAGGGCACCTTACAGAATTATCTGGTGATTTAATTGGCGAATTTGATGCTGATATTAATGCTAGAAAAGATTGGTTAACAACTTATGTGGATGGCTTAGAGTTACTAGGACTTAAAGTTGAAGACCGAACAGAACCGTGGCCTGGAGCATGTAATGTGTACCACCCCTTAATGACAGAAGCGCTGGTTAAGTTCCAAGCTGAAACTATGATGGAGACATTTCCAGCATCAGGCCCAGTTAAAACACAGATCATAGGCAAACAAACTTTAGAAAAAGAAGAATCAGCAGTTCGTGTTCAAGACGACATGAACTACCAACTTATGCAAGAGATGCCTGAGTATAGACCTGAACATGAAAGAATGTTGTGGGGACTAGGTTTAGCAGGTAACGCATTTAAGAAAGTTTATTATGATCCAAACTTAGAACGCCAAGTTGCAATGTATGTACCTGCAGAGGACATGGTTGTTCCTTATGGCGCATCTAATTTAGAAACAGCAGAACGTGTTACACACGTAATGAGAAAAACAAAGAATGAACTACGTAAATTACAAGTAGCAGGATTTTATCGCGAGGTAGATTTAGGTGAACCATTCTTAGATATTGATGAAGCAGAGAAAAAGATTGCAGAGAAATTAGGATTTAATCCTACAGAGGATGACAGATATAAGATCCTTGAAATGCATGTTCATCTTGATTTAGAAAACGGTGATAGTGATGATGGCATTGCAGTACCATATGTAGTTACAATTGAAAAAGGTACAGGCACAATTCTAGCTATACGTCGTAATTGGAATCCAGATAATAAGTTGAAATTAAAACGTCAACACTTTGTGCACTACGGATACATACCAGGTTTTGGTTTCTATTGTTTCGGTTTAATTCATTTGATAGGTGCTTTCGCCAAATCAGGTACTATGATCTTACGTCAACTTGTTGATGCAGGTACTCTATCAAACTTACCAGGTGGTATGAAGTCACGAGGTTTACGTATTAAAGGTGATGATACCCCAATCGCTCCAGGTGAATGGCGTGACGTTGATGTACCAAGCGGTGCTATACGCGACAATATTTTACCTCTTCCTTATAAAGAACCAAGCCAAGTACTTAACTCATTGATGAATCAAATCATCGAAGAAGGCCGTGCATTTGCAAATGCTGAAGGATTAAAAGTATCTGACATGTCTGCTAACGCACCCGTCGGTACAACTCTAGCTATATTAGAAAGAACCCTCAAAGTAACATCAGCTATTCAAGCTCGTATCTATTATGCGATGCGTCAAGAATTTAGATTGCTTAAAGGTATTATTCGCGATTACACACCAGAAGAATATTCTTACGATCCAGAAATTGGTGATAGAAGAGCTAAACAAGCTGATTATGATGATGTAGATGTGATCCCTGTATCAGATCCAAATGCTGCAACTATGTCACAAAAAGTTGTTCAGTATCAAGCTGTTATGCAGATGGCTCAAGCTAATCCACAGATTTATGATTTAGCAGAACTTAATAAACAAATGTTAGAAGTATTAGGGGTTAAAAATATTAGTAAGTTAATTCCTTCTATAGAAGATCAAAAACCAAAAGATCCAGTAACAGAAAATATGGCAATTATTAATGGTAAACCAGTTAAAGCATTTATTTACCAAGATCATGAAGCTCATATTAAAGTTCACTTGGCTGCGATGCAAGATCCTAAAATTGCTCAGTTAATTGGTCAAAATCCAAAAGCACAATTAATTCAAGCTGCAGCAATGGCACATATTAGTGAACATATTGCGTTTGAATATAGAAAACAAATCGAAGAAGAATTAGGTGTTCCGTTACCAGGACCTGATGAAACTTTACCAGAAGATGTTGAAATTCAATTAGCTAGACTTACAGTTGATGCTGCTACAAAACTTTTACAAAAAGATCAAGCTGAAGTTCAGCAACAACAAATTCAACAACAGCAACAAGATCCGTTGATTCAAATGCAACAACAAGAACTTCAATTAAAAGCTCAAGATTTACAAATTAAAGCTCAGCAAGTTCAAGCCGATATTCAATTAGAACAAGAAAAACTTATGTTAGAAAAAGCTAAACTTGATTCTCATGAAAGAATGGAAGGCGCAAAACTTGGTGTTAAAGTTGCAGCAGAGAAAACAAAAACACAAATAGATACTGAAAAATTTAAATCTCTACAACAAGCCAAGGGTGTTGAATTAGGTTTAGATGCAGCTAGAACTCATCTTGACCGAGCACATGAAAAAGAAATTGCACAAAAGGAACAACAAAAACCACAGGAGTAATACATCATGGACCAAACGCTAGAGCTATTATTGTCTCAAATAGAGAATCAGCGCAAAACAGTTTTAAATAATTTAGGAGACGGAGCAGCAAAAGACTTTGCTTCGTACCAAAATATGGCAGGATATATTCGAGGTCTATCCGTTGCTGAAGGTTTAATAAAAGACCTTGCACAAAGAATGGAGACATACGACGATGAGTGATCAAATACTCACAATGAATAAAAATCTGTTAGATGCAAATGGTCGACCGATTGTTATTCCAACGATAGATGCCGTAGAAGCAGAAGATATACCAATTGAAGAAAGAGGCTTACAGCTTCCAGAACCAAAAGGATATAAAATTTTATGTGCAATTCCTGACGCTTCAGAAACATATCAAGGTGGCATTGTAAAAGCAGATTCAACTAGAACTATAGAAGAACATTCAACTGTAGTTTTATTTGTAGTAAAAGTAGGAGACTTAGCTTATAAAGATGAAGTCAGATTTCCTACAGGTCCATGGTGTAAAGAAGGTGATTTTGTTTTGACGCGTGCATACGCAGGTACAAGATTTAAAATTCACGGAAGAGAATTCCGCATTATTAACGACGACACAGTTGAGGGGGTTGTTCAAGATCCTCGCGGCTACACTCGCGCATAAGGAGTAATATATGGCTGAGCAAAAAGAAACTGAGATAGTATTTGAATACCCAGATGATATGGATATACCAGGTACTACAG